AAGTGTTGGGCGCAGTACCATAGCAAGTTAGGTTATATTCCTTTAGGATTCCCGAAACAAAATCTTGTACCTTCATAGTAGGCGCTAACCAAGCAAGGTTAGTCGTAGCGCTTGTAGTTATGGTGTTAGTTGAATAGTCGACAAAGTCATTATAACTTACAGAACTAATAACATAATCAACTGAATACGTCAATAAAAAATCAATGCTTAAACCAACGTCGCTTCGAAGCTGAAAGGTGTATACGTCGTTTAATCCTTGCACGTTTGGAATCGCCACCAAGTTTCCGTTAGTATTATATCCTAATCCATTCCAAGTTGCATAAAGAGTACCATTCTGATAAACATCTATATAAAATGGAATTGTAGGGTTTGAGTTGTTTGATATAAATAAATAAACATTATGAAAACTAACGCCCGACAAAAAGTTTAAAGTTACCGTACTATTTAAGATGTCAACGTAAGGAATAAGATTATAAATTCCGTGACCACCCCCACCGACAAAACTATTTAAAGTGATATTTTCGGGTTGGCTTGTAAAGGCAAAGTTATTTCTATTTTTAAACCAAAGGTAAGATTGCGTAAACTTTGGGTCGCTCAAAAAAGTACCCGTGAAATTTACTCCGTATTTATTTTCGATTAGATTAAACAAAGATGCAACCCTAACGGCGGGGAATAATTCTCTGTAATCTATTGCCCCTTGATTTGTCCGTATGTCGTTAGTGTTCATCGGAATATTTACAAAAGGCAACCAATTAGGAAGGGTTGCAGTTGGTTGAACTGCGCCGTATTCCCAAATACGATTCGAAGTAATTAGCGGGTAGCATACGTCCCAATCAATAGCCCCGTTAGTTACTCTTTGGTAGACTTCTGCAAAACTATAGGTATGGTTTATTGGGGTGTAGTCAAGGTCGCTTAAAAGGTCTTCACCTACAAGGTCTTTAAGGGTTGTAACGTCTCCATAAAAAGTAATCGTATAGGAGTCGGGTTGCCCGTTTTTCAGTTGGCTTTTTTCCATCTGTATTTTGCCCCTACGAAAAAAAGTCATATCTATTTCTATGTACCCGTCTAAACGTTCTTGGTAATTAATAGTACCATTCAAAGCGTTTTCGTAGAAGTATTCCCAAATAGCGTTATTCTTTGGGCTTGTAGGGATCGTAAACGACTGCGAAAAATCGGTAAATGTTTTCGATATGTCTTGTATGTTTTGAATAGTAGAAGTTACTTCTATAACTTCGTCGTTGAATAAGTCTAATTGTTGACCTTCTACAAAAACTCGTACTTGCCTTTTCATTAGATAACGTTGTTAATTAGGTCGTTACTTTGCTCGAATTCCAAAACGTAATTTATCATATGGTTATTAATGCTCTTTTGCTTGTCGATTGATTTCGTTTTTAGTTTAACGGGTTCGTTATTTAGTAAGATTCTTTCACTTAACATAAGTTGCTGAAGGTTAGAAGAAAAGGATTCGTCTACCCAACCCGTATTAACTCGGTAGCTAATTATTCCGTTAGTGTTGAAGGTTTGCCGTTGGTTGGCTTGAGTGTCCCAACTTCCAAATAACCCCATTTCTTGCATTAAATTAAACTCGGTTGTAGAAGTTTCTAAATTTTCGTAAGATGCTTTAAAGAAAAATTCCCGTTGCCACGCCCCGTACATATTAATGAAGTCCACTACTTGAACGTCGTACTTACATTCTTCTATTGGATTAAAAGTAGCAGTCCAAAGTAATTGCGCTCCGTTAAATATTTCTACCTTGTTTCCCGTAAGATAATAACTTGGTCGAACTCGGTAAAGATTGTACATAGAATTTCCACCCGTAATTGAATACTGCCAAAACAAACCCGTTTGTAACTGCGTGTATTTTACCGTCCAATGGGTTTCTAAATATGCCGTAAAAGTACCCGCCCGTTCAAGGCTATTTAACAAAGGGTTATTGTTTGCGTCGCTCCAAAAGTAATAGTCTTTTTTGTCAAGGTGTACGGGCATTGTAAATATATGGCTTGGGTTGTAACCTTGCGAATAATACCCGAAGCCATCGTATGCCCAATAGGTTGTAGTTCCTAAAAGTACATAGGATTGCGTAAAGGGGTCTAACCAATATTCTTTAACGTCTACTAATATGTATTCGTTTACGTTTAGTAAACCTTCATCTGTGGCGTAGTTATTATTAAAAGTCGTGTGTTCTATGTACTCCAATAGGTATGGGGAAATATTGTAAAGGGTTTGGGTGTTGTTACTTGCAGGAATCAGTTTCTCCAACGTGTAACTTGGTGCTATTGGGGGCGGGTTTCCATTTTGGTATATGTAAAGTTCAACCTTGCTACCTTCTTGGGTAGGTTGGTTAATTTCCACAATGTAGGGGCTTCGTGCAAATATTCTATTAATCGCCATAATTTTTAAAATTTTCTTTCATTATTGTATCGAATAATTCTTCGGCTTCTAATCCGTATAGTTCTACCATTTCGTCGGGTAGGTTTTTAAATGCTTCTTCAAAAGGTCGTGTAAAAAACATACTTGGTTTTATACCGCGATTCCAAATTGACCTTATTATAAATTTGGCAGTCATATCGTAACTAATAAACTTTCCTCGCTTGTCGCGGAACTTTATTCCCTTACGTTGAACCCATTCTTTTATGCCTTTGGTTAACCCGCCTTTTATTCCCGTTCCCGTGCCAAATTGGAAGTCGCTTAAACTACGTCCCGACTTGACACCCCTAACCCCGCGGTCTTGGTAAAAACCGTATTCTAACATCTCGAAGTAAAGGGTTATCGAATTGGGGTTAACGGCTACTTCACCTTCTAAACTCTGTTGAAGACTACCCGTACTATTTTTAGCTGATAGATTATTTTTCGCGTTCTGTATAACGTGGTCTCTGAATATTTTTAAGGCTTCTAATTGGCGTTCCTTTTCCATTAACAGATAGTCATTTCGTTTGGAAAGTCAACATTAAAAGTCATAGCCCAACCCGCCAAATAGTTTTCGAATCTTTCTATAAATGGTTCGCAGTTAGGTGCGCCGTTTAGTTGGTACAAATCGTCCCAAATGTTTCCGTGTTTTAGCATCTCGAAACATCGGTTTAAAATTGCTAACTGAGTATTTAAAACGTCTATTTCGTTGTCTGAAGTTTCAAATTTTCCCGTAGGTTCTTCTTTTCGTTGGCTTACGTTATCCATTGCAAGAATAGTAACCGACGCGCTAATAACGTTGTCGTTAAAGTTTACATTGTTAACCATTACGTGAACCAATGGAAAGATATTTTGTTTGCCTAAATCAACGTTAAAAATAGACCCTTGCGTTATTGTATTTACAAGCGGGTCGTTTGTAAAGTGTGTTTTAAGTGTGTCAAGAAGTGAATAGTAACCTGTCATAATTTAGCCTTTTTAATTTCCATTAGTTCAATTTCGTTTTTCTCTGATTCAAAAGTCAAATAGGTGAGACATTTAAATAATCCGTATTTTGTAACTGTGTCATATTTTGTAAGGTCTCCTTTAGCGAGTCCGTATATGCTTGAATACCAACCCCACTTTTTCCCAAATTGAGTTCTTGCGCTAAAGTCTGAAACTCTTTCTCGTTCGTCTTTATCTCGTTCGTCAAATAGTCGAGGGTAGCGCTTAATAACTCGCTTCCTAAACTCCAAAAAAAAACACTTGAAGAAATAGCTACGTCCATAGGCGCGAACTTCATACCTTCACTAAATGCAGCCGCCCCCGTGTACTCCATTATTTCGTATTTTTCTCCTTTACGAATTGTAATAGGTCGGTACATTACTGCCATTGCTTTGTGGAAATCTTCCCACTTACTTAAATAGTTTTCAAGGTCTACATATTCCCCGAAGGTTATATTTTCAAGGTTAGGAATAAATCCAAATTCTACGTCTCCGATTTTAAAGGTCGGTTTAAACTTTGGTTTCTCTTTAAAGATTTTTGTAAAGTGTACGATTAGTTCGTTAACCGAAGTTACCTTTAGTTTGACTACGTCTTTTAGTTGCAACCCGCAAAATATTTCTACCATTTTCTGCGCTATAAACTCTTGGTCGTTAGAAGTTGCTTGTAGCTTCAAAAATTCTTGGTAGTGACATAATGGAATTTCACTAATTGAACTTGGTACATAAATGTCTACCTTCATATTATTATAATTAAGATTTCGTGTTTTTGTAATTCAGTACATATTCGTGCGCTCGTACAAGCATTTCGAAGTGTTGGGGAAAACGTGCCATATTATTGAAGACTATTTTAACCTGCTTACCCGTACGTTCATATATGTACGATTCTACCCGCGCAATCATTACTTGTAGGTCGTTCGTATTACCGTACTGCATAACTCCCGTAATATGAACCTAACCCTAACGTTTCCATTTCGTGGTAACGCCAAGCATCGATAGCGTGGTTATTAAAATCGATTGGTTTGTTTAATCGTTTGCCTTGCTTGTCCGTGTCCCAAATGTACGAGCGTAATTCTTTGATTAAATTACTACTGTTTGACGTTACTAAGTATTCGTTACGCTGAATTACGTCTATTCCGTAGTTTATGGAATCCTTACCCTTTGTTACTCCTTTAATCGTTATTCCGTATCTTCTTATTTCATCTATTGATTTAGGTTCGGAACTATCCGCGTAAACCACTACGTTTTTTGGTAAGAGTTTAGCTATGTCGCTATTTAGCAACCCCGTTTGGTAGGCTAACTCGTTAACGATTCGTTGCCCGTTATAATTGTATATTTCGATTATTGCCGTCGGGTCGTTCGTGTAACCAAAGTCCAACCCTATACCGAGTAACCTTGCTTCTTTGGGTATCGTGTCTATTTGTTTCCAATTACTGAATACAACCCCTTCTAACATTCCTAATTGACCTTCACCATAGACCTTCCACCAATTAGCCCAATAAGTAGACGTTTTGGCTTTCTCGCGGTTCTTTTCTATTTGATCAATAATTGATTGGTCTAACGCTTCGTTATCCTTGTAAGTAAGAATTAAAAAGTCGGAGTCTGATTCGTCTTTTAGTTCGGTATGTACCCAAAACTCGTTGGCGGGGTTAAAGTCTAAATAAACTTCTTTCCGTGTTCGAATAGCTAATTCGTTGTAGGCATCAAAGGTAATATTGTTACATTCGTTAATGTATAGTATATCCCTTCGCGCTCCACGTAATTTACTCGAATCGTCTGCGGAAAAGAATTCTATAACGCTTCCGTTGGCAAACTCGTAACGAAGTAATGAGCGGTTAAAACGTTCTTCGAAATACCTGCCCGTGAATTTCATTATTTTTAAGAAGTCCCGTAGCGCACCCCTTCGTAAATGGGGTATCGTTTCTGCAACTATCGATATTTCTAACCCTTCAACCTTAGCTGCCTTGTCAATTAATACGGGAATTATTCCGAAGGTCTTACCCGCCGAAGTTCCACCTTGAATAATCTTTACCCGCTTTTTAAGATTCAGTATCTTTCGAATCGCCGTCGTTTTCTGAAACATCGGGGAATAATGGTTGTTCTACGTTTGTAATTTCTTTCTTTTCTACAAGGTTGTTTAGACGTGCCGTAATACTTGGGTTATAGATTCCCGCCATACCACCGCCGATTTGGTCGTTTCGAACTTCCTTGCGTATACGCGTAACGATAGTTAAAAAACGCTTGTATCTTCCGTTAGTGTTTGCGAAATAGTGGCTTAAATCGCCTATTATTCCTAAATCTGCGCAATAGCATTCGAAGCCTTCTATGGTTAAAGGTCTTTCTAACTCGCTATATTCGCTCCTACCTTCCTTACCTACGAAAGTATGTTTTAAGATAGGGTTGTTCTTTACAAAGTTTTTGTAGTCTGTAAATAGTTCCCAAAGGTGTTCGGGGCTATTTATCTTTGTGCTTCCTAAAGGTCGTGCCATTGGTTTCGTGTTTTGATAGTTTAGATTCTTCAAAGGTAGACGAACAAACCGCTAAACGTTGGTCGGTTTCGGGAAATTCATTTACCATTGTGTCATCTGACATACAACGCATAACAAATTCTTTTTTATTCTCCTTGGGTGTTGGCTTCGGTAGTGGCATCTTTTTCTTCTTTGTAAACTGCGTAAAGCGTGTTTAATTTATTAACGATTTCACGGAGACAAGAACCACATTGGGTAGGTTGTTGTTTTTCGTGTAAAACCCTATTGTAAATTTTTAAGATTTCTCTTTGTTCGCTTGGACTAACGCTACTTCTTTGACGGTTGTAGAATTTATCCAAAAAGTTGTATTCGTATTCCGTTAGGCATTCGGGTTTCTTGTATCGCCAAAGTTCGTTTAACTTTTGTTTACGTTCTTCGCACCCGCAGTCTTCTCCTAATATCCATTTAGCAACTTTTGCTACTCCCGTAGCTTCTAAAATTTGTTCTACGGTGTCTCCGAGTCCTTCGGCTTGTTTCTTTTTTCGTGCCATAATTTATTGTTTATATGTTAAT